CGACTATCAGCACTGGTACCTGGCCCCTACCCCTGACCAGGCTTACAGCTTTGAGGTTCTGTACTACGAGCGTATAGCACCCCTCAGTTCAACCAACCAGACAAACTGGCTCACACAGTACGCACCAAATGCGATGCTGTACGGAACCCTGTTGCAGGCGATGCCGTTCTTGAAGAACGATGCGCGTGCGATATTCCAGCAAAAATATTCAGAAGCCATTACCGCACTAAAGACAGAAGATGTCGCACGTGTTGGTGATCGTCAAGCCATAGCCGTGGACTCTTAACATGACAACATACATCGATCTTTACACAGGCGTAACCATCAACCCATCTCAGGTGGGTTATGAGTCGCTGACCATTAGCGTTGACACCGTACTGCAGTGGCCTATCAATGGCAACACTGCAAACGTTGTAGCCAACCAAATTGACGTCACAGCTACGGCAGGCAGTCTAAAACTGTTCATGCCCCCAGCAACTCAGGTGTCGACTGGTGCAAGCATCATCATCCGTAATGCCGGCTCAAATACGTTCACCCTGGTAGACACCAGCGGAAACACAATTGTCTCGATTGCATCTGGCGTTGTTCAGTATGTCTACCTGACAAACAACAGCACAGTAAACGGCACCTGGAATACTCTTACGTTTGGTGCTGGCACCTCTTCTGCTAATGCCTCAGCCCTGGCTGGGTATGGTCTAAAAGCCATAGGTAGCACGCTAAACCAGTCATACCCTACGGTAAGCATCTACTCTAACTACACGTTCTTAGACAGCGACAGAGCATCGTTCTTTGTCTGGCAAAGTGGTGCAGGTAACATGACACTGCCATCAGCATCGACCGTTGGAAACAACTGGTTTGTGATGATCCGCAACAACGGCACTGGCATCCTGACTGTTTACCCATCGGGTACTGACACCATCGATAACAACTCACAGGCTCAGCTTCAGTTAACTGAGTCGTTTGTTATTTGTAGTAACGGATCTGGTTGGAATACATACGGCTACGGCCAGTCAGCATCGTTTGTTTTTACTCAACTCAACAAAACAGTTACCGGTGGAACCGTCACCCTGAGCGTGGCAGAAGCATCTAACTTGATCCAGGAATACGTAGGTGTTCTGACATCAAACTGTACGGTTATCTTGCCTTCCACGGTTCAACTGTACTCAATACAAAACAAGACAACTGGCTCATACACGCTGACGTTTAAAACCTCTGCTGTAGGCGGAACTACAGTTGTACTGCCTCAGAACCAGACAGTTTTGGCTGTTTGTGATGGCACAAACGTCTACAACTCACAGACTGCTAACACTGCAGGAACAACAATCACGCTAGCTGTTGGTAGTGTCAGCAACCCATCTTTAAATTTCTTGGGCAACCTGACTACAGGTTTGTATTTGCCTGCAACAAACCAAATTGGTTTTGCAGTTGGTGGAAGTAACGGAATGTCTCTCACACCAAGTGGACTCAATGTGCCTGTTGGTATTGCTGGCGGAGCGTTCTAATGACCGCAAAGGTACTTGCGCTACAAATCAAGCCTGGCATCCAGCGTGATGGAACCCAGTTCGCATCCCCTACTTATGTAGACGGAAAGTGGGTTCGTTTCCAAAACGGTTTGCCCCGCAAGATAGGTGGCTACCGCGGTATTTTCTTGAATGCTTCAGGAATTTCCCGCGGTATGACCATGAACTCTTTCAACGGTTTGAACTATGTCGTCTCAGGAACCAACTCCGGCCTTCAGCAATGGGTTACTGACAACGATGATGGTATCGGTGCCGGTCCAACCGACTACACGTTGAATGGCTTTACTGCCAGTGACAACAACTTATGGCAGTTTGACATCGGTTATGACTCAACCGGTAGCGGTGTAAATAACCTGATTGCTCACCCTGGCCAAAACCTTAACGACATTTCATCAAGTGTCAACACAAGGCCTTTGGTTGGACCATGGCCAAACACTACCCTATCACCCGTAGGCGTGTTCACTGCTGTAGGCACTCTAAATTCAACCACTACCGTGACATTTGCCACTACTAACGTGGCTATCGGTGCAGGCCTGACTGTTACCGGTACAGGTATTCCTGCTAACACAACTGTTGTGTCTGCCTCTACCGTATCGGGTGTTTGGACCGCAATTCTCAGCAATGCGGCCACCATCAGTGGTTCTTCTACCCTGACATTTGATGCAAACGTGTCGGTGTCCGGTGGCGTTGTGATGCTTCACCCGTACCTATTTGTTTACGGCAACTATGGTTTGATTAGAAATAGCTCAGCAGGCAACTTCAATGACTGGGTATCTGCTGACGCTAACGCTAACAACGTGTCGACTGGTAAGGTGATTAAAGGCCTACCACTGCGTGGCGGTACAACGTCGCCTGCAGGTTTGTTCTGGACTACGGATTCCGTGGTGCGGGTCACCTATGCACCTTACACTGTCAACGGCATCAACTATTACTGGAAGTATGACCTGATCACAAGCCAGAGCTCGATCATGTCTTCGTCATGCGTGATTGAGTATGACGGCATCTTCTACTGGATAGGTACTGACCGTTTCCTGATGTACAACGGCGTGGTCCAAGAAGTTCCAAACAGCCAGAATATGAACTGGTTCTTTGACAACCTGAACTATGTACAGCGCCAAAAGGTATGGGTGGGCAAGGTGCCACGCTGGGGTGAGATATGGTTCTTTTATCCCCGTGGTGATGCAACAGAATGTACTGATGCAATCATTTACAACGTGCGTGATAAGACCTGGTACGACGCTGGAAGCGCGCCAGGGGCTAACCGTTCTGCCGGCACTTACACTGAAGTGTTCCCATACCCAATTTGGGCTGGCATTGAGCAAAACGGCATTGGCGGATATACCTTGTGGCAACACGAGACAGGTACAAACTCGATCTACACAAACTTTGTAGACGCCATAGATTCGTACTTTGAGACGCCTGCCCTGGGCACATATGCAGGCCTGGTAGGAACACAGCAACAGCCTGGCGACAACATGTGGACTCGTTGTGAGAGAGTTGAACCGGACTTTGTGCAGTCGGGCCAGATGTACTTAGTGGTCACTGGTAAGGGCTATGCTGACGACACAGATCAACCGTCAGACCCGTACTACTTTGATCCAACTACCTTAAAGGTAGACATGCGTGAACAGCGTCGTGAGATGCGCATACGTTTTGGATCAAACACGTACAACGGAAACTATTTCATGGGTAAAGTGTTGTTGAGCCTCGATACAGGCGACGTTCGTGGAACGGGTAACCCATAATGGCAATAACCTACGACCCACGCGGCATGGACTGGTCGCAGTACAACAAGTTGATGGCGGAGCTATTTGCCCCCAACGACTTAGGGTACGTGCCCGAAGAGCGCTGGCGCGACTGGGTCGACGGAATGAATGGCATCGGATATTTTGTTCAGTCAAATATCCCAGACCACCGCATGTTTGCAACATGGCAAGAGTGGGCTGAACAGTTAGTTGGAATTATGAGTTTGGACCCACAATGACACCATCAGAAATCATCATGGCTGATTCAAAGCGACAAGGGGTTGACCCCAAAGTTGTTTTGGATACTTGCGCCAAGCTCATTAAAGGCAAGTTGGCCACCATCATCCAGGAAAACAACAGTGTTTTATTGCTGACTTTTATAGACAGGCAAGACGTTGAGTTGCACTTGTTTACAGCCGATTCGCCTTTGACATTGGCAAAGTCTTTGATGGGTTTTATCAATACGATTAAACAGTCTGAGCTACGCCGGGTATACGGTAAGGCTGACAACAGCGGTATTCTTGAAATGCTCAAGCGCGTTGGCGTGAATGTCATGCAATCAGACAAGCCTCAGTTCAACTGGATGGCAGAAGTACATGGAGCGCAATAAATGGGTGCCATAGCATTATTCGCAGTAGCCGCAGGGGCGGCAGAGGTTTTAGGTACAGCCGCTGTACTGGCAGACGTTGGCGCTGGGCTTGACCTGGGTGCCGTGGGTGCTTTGGGCGAGGGTACAAGTGTTGCATCGGAGATTGCGGCGGGTACAGCGGGAGCGGCTGGTGCGGCATCGGCGGCAGAAAGTGCAACAGCGGCAGAGACTGCAACAACAACAGCGGATGCGGCAGAAACAGTGGATGCGGCATCACAAGCAAACCCACTACAGTCAATCAAAGACACCCTCAAAGGCATCAACACAGCAATTGATAGTGCGGTGCCACCAGGAGTGCGCCAGGGCCTCAATGTGGCCTATCAGCTATCCAAGGGCGGGGATCCTACACAGATCCTTTTGAACACGTTGAAGTCTCAAGCACTAAGCGGAGTTGGTTCTGATGTGGCCACTGCAACAGGTAGCAAAGACCTGGGTCAGTTCACAACCGGAACAATTAGCGGACTGATGTCTGGCCAGGACCCAATGAAGGCGATTGAAGGCAGTGCATTGGGCGTTGCTAACTCTGAATTTAATTCCAATTTAAAGGGGGCTACAGGTCTAACGGCACTGCCTAATTTCAACATTAGCTCGGTGATTGATCCGTCATATACCCAGTCTTCT